CCTCGCCCCCGCTCCAGGCGCCTCTGAGGCGGTCGGGATCAAACAGCTTCCTTGCCTCCGCATCGCTGTCCATCAGGCCGGGGAGCTGCTGTTGCTGGGGCGCGACCCAGTTGGGGTCGGGCGCCTGCAGGCTGGCGTTGTGGGCGGCGAAATTGGCCGGGGAGAGCGTGTTGTAGGCGCCCGCGAACATGGGTTGAGGGCCGGTGTAGGGCGTCCCTGGGGCCACTGGCGGGGCGCCCGCGTCGGGGGCGAAGGCGCCGCCCATGAACCGGGCGTAGCCGTTCTGGCGGTCCTCCGCCGACTGCTGACTGTAGGACTTCAGCAGCTCCGCGATGCGGGGGTCGAGGACGGTGCCGGTGGTGCCGCTCATTCCGGGCCTCCTGGGTCCATCGGGGGCAGGGCGGGGCCGCCCGCGCCGTTAGGCTTCGCGCCGGGCGGGGTGCCCATCGGGGGCGCCCGGAGGGCCTCCCGGATCAGGCCGGTGCGGACCTGGGTGTTGGCGCGCTGGGTGGCGATGTCGCCCTGGTTCTGCATGTCGGCGTTCTTCATGGCGGCGCCCGCCACGTGGCCCATCGCGGCCTGCTGGAGGCGGCCCCGGAGGTCGGCGTCCTGGCTCTGCATCTGGCCCTGCTGCTTGAGCTGCTGCATCTGGGCCTCGTGCTGCTGGGCCAGGATGTCGCGGTCGGTGTCCAGGGCCGCCTTGATCGATGCGACATCGACCTGGGTGCCATACTTGGCCTGTATCTCGGCCGCCCGCAGCAGGACGTCCGCGTCGAGCTGGTCCCGCCTGAAGTCGTCGTCGTTTTTGGCCTTGGCGAGGTCGAGCTGCTGCTGGGCCATGTCCACTTGCGTCTTGGCCTTGGTCTTCTCCTTCTCGACGTCCGCGAGCATCTGGTTGGGGTCGGGCGGTTTATTCTGGGCCATCTGCTGCTGGAGCATCTGTTCCTGCTCCGGCGTGACCACCTTGAAGAACCGGTCGGGGTTTTTGAACCCCATGATCCGGAGCATCTCGGCGTAGGTTTCGCGGAGTTGCCCGATGGACACTAAGGCGTTGCCGGGTCCGAACATCTGCAGGACTTGCTCTTGCTTCTGGCCGATAGTCGCCAGGAACGCCATGCGCGTCTCGTCGGTCCCGCGCCCCAGGCCGACGTTCACGCTGACGTCCATCTCCGCGTCCCAGAAGCGCGGATCGACCGACACCCACTGGTTGCGGAGGCGGACCACGCGCGCCTTGTCCTGATGGCGGATAACGTAACGGAGGAGGCCCTTGAAGACGTCCTTGATCCCCAGTTCCGCGAACGTCCGCGCGATCAGCTCGACGCGGTCCTGCTGGGCCTCGACGCTGGCGGAGACTGCGGACTTCGTCGTGCTCTGCAGGACGTTCGCGTCCAGGCCTTGCGATTGGCGGGAGATGCCGGTCCGTTGCGCCCGCATCTCGTCCAGATATTGCATAACCTGTAGAGCGGGGCCGCCGATAAATGGTTCCGCAAGCGGCTGGACCATGCCGGGCGCCTGCATCCGGATGATCGCGCCGACCTCGTTGTTGAGCACGTCGTCCATCGTGACCGCGTTCTCGACCACCGCCGTCCGGGGGAATATCGCCTGGGCGAGGCTGTCGAGGATCGAGCGCAGGACTGATGTCTTGATGTCCTGCAAGTCAATCGTCTGGTCCGCTATCGCGTAGCCGACAGCGGCGTGGGGCAATCGGATCGCATTGAGGACGGCGAAGGGCGCCTCGGCGTCGATCTCGTCCGACGCGATCTCGGGGCTGTCGTGGCCCACGGTGCAGATGCGGTGCAGCTCCGCCACCCCGTCGCCGTCAGCGTCCAGGCGGACCCACGCTTCGGTGTGGGGCACGCGCCACGTGGAGATGTCGGGGCCGCCGTCCGGGTCGCCGTCACGGAGGCCCTTGTTGCGCTGCCGCGCCTCGCTGGAGCGGACCTCGTTGCGGGCCTCCGCGTCGGGGCTGGCGTGCTCCTCCACCAGCTCGCGGTCATACCCGCGCTCGATCAGCTCCGAGACGGTCGGCGTGGTCCGGTGCGCCACGTAGCGCGCGGTCAGGACGTCCCTGGCCTCGCGCGAGATCAGGAATTCCTCTGGCGGGACCGCCATCACTTTGAGAATTCGCCTCTGGCGGGTGCGGCGGACCCGGCAGTCGGTGAGGGGCATGGGGGCGCCCGGAGAGAACAGGCCGGGCGGTCCGCCAGGGGGGAGAGGCCCGCCCGGAGGGCCGCCCACCGCGCCCGGCGAAGGGGGCGCAGGCGGCCCTCCAGGGGCGCCAGGAGGCCCGCCGGGCGGAGGTGGTGGCTCCATGCCCGGTGGCCCGCCTGGGGGCGCTGGAGACGCCTCCAGGCCCTCTGGTGGGGGCGGTCCGCCAGGGGGCATCCCTGGGGGCATTCCCCCCGCGCCATTCGGTCCCTGAGCACCCGGCCCTGGTTGTCCCATCGAGCCACCCATCGCGGGTGAATTGATACCAGCGGGAAGAGCGGGAGGCGCGGGGGGTCCGCCGCCCGGAGGGGGTGGAGCGGGACCACCTCCAGGGAGGGGGGCAGGGGGCGTGGCACCGGAGCTGTCCCCGCCGGGTGGGGCCAGGACGGCAGTGTCCTCTGCGGTGTGCTCCTGGGAGAGTATCTCGATCTCGGGATCGGAGGCGAGCTGCATGAATTGCAGCATCGTGATCCCAGTATAGTCGAACTCCTCGACCTTGTGCGTCTCCTCAAACGCCCACTTTATGACGCCGATCTTCTTGAGGAGGGCGTCGTGGACGCTGTCGTATAGTGTCGCGAACCAGTTATTCCCGTCCGCGTTGAGGAGGTATTGTATGTATTCGGTGGCCTGCTCGGCCTGGGGGATGTCTTCGGCGGAATTTGGCTCGTAGTCCACGACCTTGTCGCCGCCCGCGAAGACGCGGATGATCCCCGGCAGCATGGTGTGGATGATGTCCGCGACCTCGCGCACAACCGTGGATGAGCGGCCCGGCTCCAGATGCTCGGGCGTGCCGTCGTCGTTGAGGACCGCGCCCTCGTAATAAGCGAATGACCGCTCCCGGTCCGGGCCTAGCGTGTCATCGGCATAATTGGCGGCGTCCTCGCGGTAGGCGCGCACAATCGCGAGGATTTCCTCGTCATCGAGCGGGTCGGAGCGGGAGCTTTTAGAGCGCGGGGATCGCGCCATGAGACAATCCACCCCTAGTTGACACGGGGCGTTCTACACAACCGGAGGTGGTCTTGGGAAGCCCTTGTTTTCGCGTGCCGGGAGGCTGTCAAGAGGGGCAAATGGCGAAAGTCGGACACGCACTCAGTGCGTGTCCCGCCTGGGAAGGGGAACAAAGCGTGAAACTTGCCCACACAGCTACCTGTGTGAACAGGTTTCGGCTCAAACGACGCGGAGGCCCCGCTTGATGGGGCCGGAGCGGGAGCTGGGCGGCAGCCGGGCGTAGCGCAGCATCATGAGGGCGTAACGGATGGCCGAGACGATGTCGTCGTGCTGCTTCACCGGGCGGCCCTCCTTCCTGTGGTAGTTCCTGATCTCGTCAAGGCAGTCGGTGAGGTGGTTGAATATCTTCAGCCTGCCGCTTTCCAGGCGGTCGATCATGTCCGCGATGCTCGCCTCCAGCCCATACCCGCCCTCCGGGAAGGTCGCGTGCTCGAAAAGCATCTGCAACCCGTTCCGGCGGTAAATCTCGGCCATCGGGTCGCCGGAGGTGCGGTCGTGGGAGGCCGCGTCGTGGGGCCACGCCACGGGTATGCCGTGGCCCCAGCCGCGCAGTATCTGGCAGTGCTGGGCGACGGTGTTCTGGGCGACGGAGAAGGCCTGGGTGATGTAGACCACGTCCGCCTCGCGGTCATGTGCGAGCATGACGGCACCGAAAGGGTGGTCGAACCCTAAGTCTATGCCTATGATCTTCGGCCAATGACGTGGTATCGAAAAGGCATCGATCGTGTATGCGCTCTCGGGGACCGCGAACACCTTGCCGGAGCCTAATTGCGGGATGCCCCTTGTCCGGGCCTCACGTTCGTGCGGCTTGTAGAACGCCTTGACGCGGTTTCGTTGCTCTTCCGAGAAGTGTGCGGCGTCCTCCAGCGTCATCTGCACCAGGGCGCGGTCCGGGGTGGTCGGCTTGGGGTAGAACAGGCGGACCACGTCCGACATGCCTTCAAGCGGGGTAAACGTCAGAAGGATGATGCCGTTCGTTGCGTTCGTGCGCGTTACCGCTTCACTGTAGATGTCATAAGGTGGCTCTTCGTCCATCCAAACGAAATGGAGCGTCTCGGCCTGGAGTTTTTCCCGGTCCTGCTGATAGGACTTGAACCCGATGGTGCTGACACCGCCGGAGGCGTGCTGCACCGAAACGGTGTCGAGGGCCTCGCTGACGCCCCTGGCGGAGGTGGACCCCTTGATGAGGCGGCGGGGGACCAGCCCCGTGCCGGGCGAGCTGGCGCGGCCGAACAATATACGCTGGCAGCTATCACGGGTCAGCTCTGAGGAGACGCCGATGGCCCACCCGGCGACCGGATCGCTGAAACGCTTCCCTTGCCACCAGACCGGATATTCACCAGTGAGGTGGTATGAACATTCCGCACCCGCACAATACGTCTTTCCCACTTGGTTAGCCGCCATCAGCAACCGTTCGCGCATCAGGGCGCCGTGGGCGTGGAAGGCCTCCTGCTTGGGGTAGGGCGTATACAGCTCGATGGTGCGCTCGGAGAGGAGCCGCTTCGTCTCCTGGCGCAACGCCTTGAGCGCGACAGGGTCGGAGCGGAGCTGGTCGACTACCGTTACCATTGCGAAACAGCCCCCACAGGGCCGCGCCAAAATTTGGCTTTCTGTTTATTACGGTGGGAGAGTGGAGTTTGGGTGGATGGGACTGCGTTCACGCATCCCGCCCCCGGCACCCCCCTGCCGGGGGGCCGGAACGATCCGTCAGCGTCACGTCCTGGCCTATGCAACCCAGGGTTGTATAACGCAACCCCAGGTTGTATCGCCCATCGCAACGAGATGGGTTGGCGTTCGTGGTGGACGCCACGCGCACGATGCAACCCCTTGATATCATTGGCCATCTGCACCCCCTGCCTCCTCGGTCCCCACACTAGACCCCACACTCGACACAGGCTGGTGTTCGATGGTCAGCGGCGCGGCGGTCACGTTGCCCTTCGGTATCGTTACCTGCTCCGATCCTACCGCTTCGTCAACGAGGGCGAGGAGCGCGAGCAGCTTGTCGGCCGATAGCCTCGCCAGCGGACTTTCGATTGCCATTGAGCGTTGGACAAACATCCCGATCTCCTTGCCCACCAGCTCCAGCCCCTTGAGCGTGGCGCCCCTGTCGCTGGCCAGCTTGGCGTGCTCCACCTGATCCACCAGCTCCTTGAGCACCCACTCCCTGGTCGGCGCGTTCACCCGGACAATTTCCTTCGCCTTTTCAATGTCCACCCGCTCGGACATCTCCGCGATCCGGGCCTTGACCGCAGGCTGCCGCATCATCTGGGACGCCACCTTATCCGGGTATTTGAACCCGGCCTTCCTGGCCGCAGGCGTGGCCAGATTGCCCTGGGCGATGAGCAGGCAGAAGTGTTCCCGTCTCGGACTACGCAGCGCACCCACTACCTTCTAGCTCCTAGTTTCACCACATGAAACGGCACCTTGCTGCGTGAGACTGGCGTCCGCAAGCAAAACATGACGCCAGCCCCACCACGCGAGCAGCACCGCGTCCGCCTCGTCGTGCCGATGCACCGCGTCGGTCCCCAGCAGCCGCTCGACCAGACCCACCCCCTCCGCCTTGCCCGCAGGGCCGCCACGCAGCCCGTAGGACGCCCTCCACCTCGCTGGCCATACCTCGACCGCCCTCCCCCTCAGCCCCGCCTCCACGGCCTCCTGAAGCCTCCCTGTGGCCCTCCCCAAACTGAAGGCCCCGACCACGCCCATCTGCGGGCTGGCCTGCTGGCCCTCCACCACGACGAGGTCCGCCTCCGGGACGAGCTGCCGCACCCGGCGGCTGTCCACCGCCTCGCCCACGGCGTCGAGCTGCGGCCTGTCCCTCCCCCACCAGCACCGGATCAGCGCGACCGCTCCGCCCTTGCCAGGGTCGATCCCAAGCACCGTCCACCCGCTCTCCGCCCGGCTCGCCTCACGCTGCTGCCGCTTCGCCGCCCGCTCGATCCTGGCCCGCTCACGCTCCGCCTTGCGCCCCAGCTCCGCCGGGTCATCTGCACACTCACACATTGCACACACCTATTTTCCGCGCGTCTATACATATATAACGTATACGTAATAGCGTATATCGTATTGATTTTCCGTGTATACCCCAACTACTGGTGTGCATTGTGCGGAACGCCTGCAACCCACTGGTCCAAATACGCAAAAGGCCGCACAGCTCTTGTGCGACCCCTGTGCAGCCCCTGTGTGCTGTGCAGCCCCGTGTCCTTGCACGCAACGCACCGACTAGCTCAGAACTCACTGCCCGCGCTACGCTTTCGGTCCTCCTCCAGCTTAGTCCGCAGCAGCTTCGGCTCCATCTGGGCATACAGCTCGACCGCCTCCCGCGCCCACACTCGCGGCCTCCCGTCCGCCTCCAGTATCTGCACGCCGGTCGTCCGCCACGTGTCCGCGACCAGCGCCTTCTGGAGCTGCGCGATCAAACGGTGCCCGCGAGCCATGTCGCCTGCACCCCAGTAGCCCCGTCGTGCCAGCTCCACCAGCTCGTCCAGCGTGACCAGCACGCGCCCCGACATGGGTCCGTCAGGCCCCCACAGGCCCCTGGCCCAGCCCATCGCGGCAGGCTCCGCCTCCCTGGTCATGACGGCCTTGGCCCGGCTCATGGGCGGCGCCGCCTTCGGGTTGAACCCCGCCACGTCCCGCGCCAGCAGCCACCCCATCACGGCCTCGCGCCCGCCGTGGTCCAGCCACGCATACAGCTCCGCGAAGTGCTCGTCGTCGCCCGCCTTGGCTGTCTCGACCACGTCGAAGCGCCGGTCGTCGTCCGCCAGGGCGATGGCGTCCTCGTGGTTCGTGGTGACAATGACGTTGAGCACATTGGGTATCTGGTAGGCCGACACGCCCTTGGTGTTGATCCGCAGCTTGTCGGGCGGCGTGGTCAGGACCGCCTTGATCTCTTCATACGACGACCGCTTCCTGAAGGACGGCATCTCGGAGATCAGCAGCCACGCGGACTGCATGTATTCGTTGAAGTCCCCGCCGACCTGTAACCCAGGCACGACCGACAGGTTATGTCGCCCCACGGCGGCCCAGAACGGGTCGAGGAACGTGTCCTTCCCCGTGCCCTGCCCGCCCAGCAGGACCAGGGCGCTGTTGATCTTGACGCCGGGGTATTGGAGCGCGAACGCCATGCGGTCGAGCACCCGCCGCCTGTCCTTCTCGTTGGGTATCAGGCGGGCGGCGTGGGCCTCCCACGGGATCGCGCTCGCGTCCCCCCTGCCCCCCTTCGGGACCAGCTCCGTAGGGCGCCACAGATTGACGCACACGCCCTCCTCCTCCTGCACCAGTAGGCCTTGACCCGGCCGCATCGTCACCCCCTGGGCGTGCCTTAAAACGCCTCCTGGGTGGCCCACGAGCTGCGCCACGACCCCGTTCTTCCCCTTCACCGCGAACCCCTCCACGCCCATTCTCCCTGCCTCCACACACAGCCTCGCCTCGTCCATCATCGTCCGGTCCACCACGTCGAAGAACCGGTGCAGGCCCTTCACGTAGACCACCCGCGCCGCCAGTCTCATGAAGGCCGACAGCTCCTCGCCGTCCCCCTCCCCTACGTCAGCACCCAGGCTGCCGCCGCTGCGGCCAGCGCCACCAGGGCGGCGGGCACGAGGTACTCCGCCAGCATCACCTTCCATTGCCTCTTCGTCACGGTCGAACTCCTTCTCCGGCGCCGCCGATGGCTGGCGCCATGCCCCCCTGGTCGCTCGCTTGGCGAGGATCGCCAGCTTGCCGATCCCCACCCGCGCGGGCGGCGAGCGGCCCCAGTGCGTCCACCGCTCCTGGCACGCCAGCTCGTCGTGCTTGTCGGCGCACCGTCCACTCCAGGCCGACCACGCTTCATACCCGTCCGCGCTCCCGCCGGTAGCGTGCCAGGCAGCCATTCCGATTGTGTTCCAATCGTCCCACCCGCACCCGTCGTCCCACCCGTCCCCGTTGGGGATCACTGCCAGGGCCGCGACCACGTCCTCGATGGGCGCCTGCTCCACTCCCCCTCCCGGCGCGGCCCCGTTGGCGCCAACCCTCCCGCCCCTCTGGGCGGCGGCCATGCCCTGCAGCTCCAGGGCGAAGGCCCCCAGCTCCGCGTCGAGCGTGCGCTCCGCGTCCTCGCTCATAGCCCCGCCTTCCCTGGTGTGGGCCGCCGCGTGCCGCCGGGCATGGTGAGCTGCGACCACGCCCCGGTGACCGTTACGAACCGCGCACAATTATGGAATACCTCGATGGCCGCGCCCTCGCGTGCCTCGCGCACGCCGCCCCACTCCGCGATCTGGTATGGGCCAGCGCCCGCCAGCACCCGGCGGATGTCCACCCTGGTCTGGCCCTCGTGGGGGATGTCCTCCGCCTTGCCGACCGCGCGCACGCCTGTGCCGGAGGGGGTCAGCTCCATGTAGCACTTGCCGATCCGCTGCAGCACGGCGGTGGCCCACGGGTCCAACACTCCCGTCTTCACGTCGCGGCACTTGTCGAGGTCGAGCCACACCAGCTCCGGCTCCCCCAGCAGCAGCCACCCCACCCCGTCCGCGTCACCCCGCAGCACGGCCGCGCGGGCCGCCTCGTAGCTCCGTCCCTCGCCCGGCTTGTTGGTCGCCAGACCCCACCCCTGGCCCTCCGGCGCGGGCCGCTCCGGCTTCTTCGTCCACTTGCCGGAGCCTTTCCTCACCCACCGCCACACACACCACCTCTCCTGGCCCATCAGGCGCCCCAGGGGGTGTTCCGGCGTGAGGTTGGTCCCTTGGGTCCACTCCTCCACCAGGGGCCTGGGCGGGCCGCCTTGAGGCTCCTGTGGCGCGTCTTTCACGCCCTTGTCACTGGCATGGACACCAGTCCCGTCCCTTGTATGCTCAGACACAGCGCAATGCTCCTTGCGTGATACCCCGGCGCCAACCGGGTCAGGCCCCCCGGCTCACACCGGGGGGCCTTTGTTTTCCCAGGCTACAGGCTGCTCCGATCACCACGTCTGGGCAAGGAGCGTCCGCTTCACGCCGTCGAAGTCGCAAGCCAGGAGGCTGGCGCCACCGCGCTCGGCGGCGGCCTCCACCACGGCCTGGAGCGTGAGCAGGGCGTGCTTCACCGTGGTCGGCGTCAGCTTCTCGCCGGTCCGGGTGGAGAGCTGGCTCCCCAGCCACTGGGCGCCGCCCAGTATCTCGCCCCGCCGGAGCGTCGAGAGCTGGAGGTGGCCCCAGGCGGGGACCACGTAGAGGTATACCCGGTTGCGCCGGGCGCGCTCCGTCTCGGCGGCCTCGATCTCCTTCCGGTCCGCCTCCCGCGCCAGGAGCCACCGGGCGGCGTAGCTCCCGACCGTCTCGTCCCCGTCTGGCACGGGGGCGGAGCTGGCCTCCGGCTTGCCGCGCGCCTCCCAGAGTGTGCGGTATCGCTCCATCTCCGCCTGGGCCTCCGTCCCCAGGAACGTCTTGTAGTGCTGCAGGCGGGCGAGGCGCCGCCCCGACCGGTCGTCAATCGTTGCTATGTTGGTCTTGATCTGCCAGTGCCCAGGCGACCGTTGCGCCTTGTTGACAGTGACCCGGTTGATGTAGCTCACGCTGTCTTCTCCTTCTCTGCCAGTTCCTTCGCCCTGGCCAGCGCCAGGGCGGAGTTGAGTGTGCCTTGCTCGTGCTGCGCCGCGTCGAGGTGGATGGCGAAGCGCCCGGCGGCGGTGGGCCGGGTGGCCGCGTGGCCCCCGGTGTAGTAGTCCGCCTCGATCCACCCCTTCTTGAGGGCGCCGTTAATCGCGGCCGTCACCGGCTCCCCGTCCAGCACCCACAGCCACGTCCCCCGGATGCAGATGCCGGGGACGCTGCGGGTCAGGAGGGCCTTCTGCTGCCGCGACAGGTAGAGGCGCTTCACGACGCCGCCCCCGCCAGCAGCTTGGCGCGGTAGTCGTTCATCTCGTTGCAGACCACCTCCGCCCGCTGCAGGGCGCGCACGTAGGCGGAACGAACGCACTTGCCGACGTTCAGCCGCTCCCAGGTCTGGGTGACCTCGATCATGCCCCGCGCCCGGCGGCTGATCATCTTGGGCGGGTTCTCGGGGTCCGCCACGAGGCAGACCGCCACCCGCCGGTAGCGGGCCTTCACCGACGCGGGCATCGTGGCCGACGCGGTCATTATGATGTAGGCGGCCATCTCACAGGCCCTCCTCTTTCGGGTCGCGGTCCCAGTGCATCCACTCCTGGCCCTTCTCATCGAGGAGGTGGAGGCAGAGCACCGGCTCGACCTCCTGCAGCAGGGCCAGGGCCTCTTCGGCGGCGGAGCCGGTCCGGAACCGCAGCGCGACGTCCTTCGTCTTGTCGCCGTCCTTGAACACGACGAAGAGCTGCCAGGGGTGGGTGTGGGGGTCTTGGGCCATCGGGGCCTCCTGTTGGTTGGGTTAGATCGCGGGGGTGGCGCGGCCCACCAGGGCGTTCGCCCTGGCGAGCTGGTTGCCGAGTGTCGAGGGCGTCGAGGACGTCGTCCTCCAGCGCAGAGGCTTCTGTCCGGAGGCGATCACGTTGAGAGCGAACAGGCGCCCGCGCTCGTAGGACATCGCGACGTGCTTGTCCGCGTGATCCATCAGCCTCCGGTCGGGCGGCGCCCCGTCGAGGGCGTCGTTCCAGCCCTGACGGCGGGCGAGGCCCTGGGCCGTCAGGGGGGCCTTCCAGCCCGTGTCCCTGACGTAGGTGGTGTGGTTAGCCATTGAGGGCCTCCACCATGCTCTTGGCGCAGCTCCACGCGGTGTAGACGCCCGCCGTCTCGGCGGAGAACACCTTGGCCACGCGGTCCACGAGGCGGCCGTCTTCGGTCCAGCTCTGGTGGACGGCGTAGCCGACCACCGCGCCGTCGTGCTCGATCTCGCGCATGGCGTAGCGGCAGGGGGAGGTGACGGCCATGTCTTAGCCCTCCCCGTAGATGGCGGCGCGGACCGCAAGGCGGCGGAGCTGCTCGGCCTCCATCTCCTCGTCGGTCGGCATGCGGCCATCGCGGCCCAGGTCGAGGTAGGCCTCGCGGGCCACCGCGTCGGCGGCCAGGATGGCGGCCACGCGGGCCTCCTCCGCCGCCTTCTCGGCCGCCACCAGGGCCGCCGGGCGGGCCAAGGTCGGCCTCGCCAGGATGGTCTGGTTCACGCCCTCGCGGACCCCGTGCTCCTTCACGGTCGCCTTGCCCTCCAGGGGGGCGCCGCGCTCGCCCAGGAATTTGTTGCCCTTGTAGATAAAGATGTTGCCCTGGGCGTCCTTCATGCCGACCACGTGCATGGTGCCGAACTGCGTCTCAAACGAGGTCGCGAAGGAGATTGTCAGGGCCAGGGTCAGGCGCTCGCCGACCGTGCCGACGTGGACCGACGCGGCGTCGGCGGCGGCGCGGGCGGCGATGCGCTCGGCCTTCTTCGCCGCGTCCTCGTTGACGATGCGGCGGACGGCCGCCTCCTGGCCGGAGGTCAGGCTGCCCCACTCCACGAGGCTGTCGTACATCTTGCCCACGAACGCGGAGCGGTGGGTCCGCATCGCGTCAGTCAGCTCGACGTGGTCGGGGGTCGCGGCCTGCCACTTGGCGGCGCGGGTCTTGTAGGCGTTCGCCTTGATGCGGGCGTCAATCGCGTTGCTGTAGGCGATGGGGTTCTCGATCTCGGCGGGGGCGTAAATGCGGGCCATCGGGGCCTCCTGGGTCAGCGGGTTAATCGAGAGCCAGAGATGGCCCTGTGGCTGGCGGAGTGCAAGGGGACCACCTATGCACCCCGTGCGCCCCAGTCATGCTAGTAGCGGAAGCCGCCGGGGCAGTCGCATTCCAGCTCGTTACGGTCGCAGCAGCGGCAGTAGGAGCTGGTGTAGTCCGGGAAGCAGCCCTCCAGATCGAGGCTGCCCTGGCGCCACTCCGGCTCCGCCTCCGCCAGCAGGCGGGCGGCGCGGCCCCCCTCCTCCCAGGCGGCCTGGGCGCGGTCACAGGCGCTCGCCTGGACCCCTTCCAGCTCGCGGGCGACGTGGGCTGCCCGCTCGCGCCGGAGGGCCTCTATGGCCAGCCAGTCGGCCTCTGCGGGGGCGCTCTCCGCCTGGGCGGCCCAGGCGTCCATCTCGTCGTCGGTGGGCGGGTCCACCGGGAGCGGCTCCGCCAGCTCGACCAGGGCGGCACTGACCCACCGGGCCTCCCACTGCTGGCCCACCGGGTGGATGAAGACGGAGGGGACGCCCCGGACCGTCACCGGGTGGCCCAGCTTGGACCAGTGGGCGAGCTGCCAGTCGGTCCCGAAGCGGGCGACGGCGCTGCGCTGGGTGTTGGTCACCGGGCGGAAGATGATGCGGGTCATGTCAGCAGCCTCCATCAAGAGTGATAACGAAGAAGTAACCATCGGAGCGGGCCTCAAAGACGATGCCCTGGCGCACCAGCTCCGCGATCACCTGGGTGTATGTCTCGACCTCAGTGAGGTCGAAGGTCAGCTTGCCCATGATCAGTCCACCCACCGGAGGCGGTCGGCATCGCACGACATGCGGTAGCCGCCGGTCCGGTCGTAGGCGGCCATCGTCGCCGCCTTCAGCTCGCCCTGGGTGCCGGGCACCGGGCCGGTGACGGCGATCTCGCCATTGATCATGCGGCTGTAGTCGCGGAACAGGATGCGCGTGCCCTTGTCGTCCTGCACCAGGGCGGCGCCGATGCGCTGCCCGTCGCGGGCGTAGAGGCGGCCGGTGTTCCACTGGGTGGACAGGGTGATCCGGAGGGCGGGGAGCTGGGTCATGTCGGGAGCCTTTCGGGGCTGACGGTTCAATGGCGAGAGCCACAGATGGGGCTGTGGCCCTCGGGGTGCAAGGGGTGCCGGGCGATTAAAACCACGGCTCCTCGTGTTCGCGGCGCATGGCGTAGTCCTCCGCCCGGCGCTCCGCCGCCCGCTGGGCGGCGAGGTCGCCGTCCTCGTCCTCGACCCACCCGTCCGCCTCGTCCTGATCCATCGCGTGGTCGATGGCGTCCACCGCGCAACGCAGGGCCAGGAGGACCGCCTCGCGGCTGGCGGCGCGGAAGTCGAGCAGGCGGCCGCAGTAGCGCGCCGTGAGGCACCACGCCCGCTCGCGGGGGAGGTTCGTCAGGCTGCCGATGCTGGAGCCGCAGGCAAAGACGTTCCAGATCGGAACGTCCCGGCCGGAGGCGCGGCGGGCGATGAGTGTGGTGGCGGCCATCTCTCAGCCCTCCATCACGAGGGGGGTGCCGAAGGTCCAGCCCGCGCTGTTCTCGGCCTGCTCGGCGGCCGTGGTGGCGCGGAGGAGGGCCTCCGCCGCATCGCGCTCTTCGGCCTGCTTGAACATGATCTGGGCAACGCGCTCGTAGCGGGCGGCCTGCTCGTGGTCGTGAAGCGACAGGTAGAGCTTGGAGGCGTCCTGCATGTCGGTGCCAGCCGACCAGAGGTAGCCCTTCTCCGCGTTGTCGTAGGCATACATGACGACGGCGTGGGCCGCGCTGCGGATCAGCTTGGCGTTGAGGAGGTCGGTGTTGATGGTCATCGGAGGGGTGCCTTTCGGGGCCAGCGGTTCAACGAGATCAAGAGATGGGGGTGTGGTGGCCGGGGTGCAAGAGGCCCCGGCCGATTTATTTTCAGGCGCGGCGGGTGACTACCCCGCGCCGGGCGGCGACCCCCTCCGCCCACACGGCGGTCTTCTCGTCACCGAAGGAGCGCAGGGTCCAGCTCCCGTCGTCGTTCTGGTGGAAGATGTCCACCTGGGTGCGGTGCATGGCGCGCTCATTGGCGGCGTCGAGGAGGTTGGACTGGCGGATGCTGTCGGGGGTGCGGGTCATCGGGTTCTCCTGGGCAGCGGTTCAACGAGAACCATAGATAGTGCTGTGGCCCCTGGGGTGCAAGGGGACCACCTATGCACCCCGCGCACCCCAGCTAGTCCTCCGCCTCGATGGGTTCGTCGGCCGGGTAGTCCGGGTCGGTGAAGATGTCGGGCCGGTAGCGGCTCCGCTTCTCCGCCTCGCACTCGTCGCAGACGTAGGCGCAGAAGATGCCCCTGGCGTCGGCCAGCTCCCGGCGGGGGAGCAGGCTGCCGCACGCGCAGCCCCAGGAGCCGGGCGTGAACCGCCCGCCGCCGCTCGTCCGCATCACACTGTCTCCGGCGCGTCGGCCAGATCGCTCACTTCGGTAACGAAGTCGCCTTCCTCGATCTCCTCGCTGACGTCCGGGAGGTCGATCTCGTCCAGCTCCTCGACCTCCTCCGGCTCGATGCTCTCCAGCGTGCTGATCCAGTCCGCGACCTCCGACGCCTTGTCGCTCTCGTGCCACTTCTCGGACCGCTCGCCCACCTCGTCGTTGAGGCGCTGGGCGACCTCGTCCCGCCACGCCGTGAACTCCTGCAGGCTGCCGTTGTAGTCCGCGATGGCTTGGTTCGCCTCTGCAAGGAGCTGCTCCAGCTCGTCGCGGACCTCCGAGATGCGGTCGGCCAAGGCGCGGCGGGCGTCGTTGGCGTTGTCGCGTTCGCTGTCGATAGTCTTGATGATGTCAGCCAGGGCGGTCCGTTCCGCCTTCGTGATCTTCAGGGCCATGTCAGTCTTCCTTCTGTGTCGGGTGCCAGATGGCAGCCGGGGGTGTGTCGTGCTTGGGCATCTCTTCGTTCCAGAAGTCGATGCGTTCCGGGGCGTCCTCGTTGCCGTAGAGCATGGCGAGGCCGTAGGGGCCTTTCAGCGTCGTCGCGTGGACCTCCAAGGCCCAGGCGATGTCGGCCTGATTGCAGAGCAGCGTGGCGCGGGGGTTCATTCGTCCTCCTGTGTGTTGCGGTAGAAGTATTCCAGCTCTCGCTTGGTGCGGGCCTCGTCCTCCCGGACTTGGTCGTAGATCGTGAGCACCCAGGCGGCGAAGCAGCCGCCGCACAGGATGGCGACCACAGCCGCAATGGACTGGCTCATCACTCATCCTCCAGATCGGCGGGGTAGCAGACCTCGCCCAGGTAAGTGCCCAGGACGTCGAGCTGGTATCCCTCCCCGGCCGCGATCTGCTTCTTCAGCTTGGCCATTGCGCGGGCGGACAGCTTCCAGGCGCCGCCCATGTAAACAACGATACGCATCAGTAACGCACCACCGGGCGGATCAGCAGCTCGCAGACCTGGGAGCCGTCCGACAGCGTCTCCTCCAGCAGCGTCACGCTGTGGGGGCCATCGAGGTGGGCGTCGTCCAGGCCCAAGGCCTGCATGCGGACCAGCACGTCGCGCAGCTCCGCGAAGGTGGTCACCTCGAAACGCTCCAGCGCCACGACGTCGTGGATCAAACGGTTTGCCATGTCAGGCCTCCTTCGCCGCCGGGCGGCGGTATGAGATGAGAGTGTAATGAATGTTATTGCCGTTGCCCTGGGCCTCCATGCTCTTGTCCCGGCCGATGCGCTCCAGCAGGCCCATCAGCTCCAGATCGCGGGCGGCGTGGACGCGGCGGCGGCCGAAGCTGACCTTCCCGCCATCGGGGCCTTTGCCCCAGGCCTGCTCGACCATCAGGCGCCCCAGGCGGGAGGTGTCCAGCTCCGCCAGGAGCTGGAGCTGGGTCTTGGAGAGGGGGCGGTTGCGGGGCATCTCAGGCCTCCCTGCACTGGAAGCAGCGCGTCTCGGTGGCGCAGCTCCAGTCGGCGTGGACCTTGCGGGCCGTGTGCCCACAATCACAGGTGACGTAGTCGGCGTCGGTCTTGCGCTCGACGCTGACGATGCGGCGCAGCGGGCCGCGCGGGTCGGGGGAGGTCATTAGCAACGCTCCTCGACCTTGGCGGCCAGGGCGTTGGCGCCCTTCAGGAGGGCCTCCGTCGCCTCGTTGGCGCTGTAGTCGTTGATCACCTCGTAAGGCTCGTTGCCGTAAACGAGGAATACCTTGCCGACGTAGGTGCCGTCAGCGGTGCGGAACGCGAGGTAGTCCTCGTCGGTGGTGCGGACCGCCGCGATGATCTGGCCCAGCTTGGTGGACCGCTTCACGGTCCACTCCTCGCCGTCGCACACCGACACGGTGTAGCCCAGGGCGAGGGCGTCCTTCACGATGCGGCGGATGATGGACAGCTCCAGCTTCAGGCGGTGCTCATTGGTCATGGTGTGGTGCCTTTCGGGGCCAGCGGTTCAACGAGAGCCAGAGATAGGACTGTGGCGCCCGTGGTGCAAGGTCCGTCCAGTGCAATCACGGTTATGTGATTGGGCCTCGGTGCGGGGGTGCCCCATCTTGCACAGGACGGATCAACCCCGTCAGGAGAGAACATGCCGCCCGCCCGCCAAAAACCCATGATATCGGTGGCCCGCGCCGCCGAGATGCTGGGTATTCCGAAGCGCACGCTCTACGAATGGTGCCGCACCGGTAAATTCCCCCACCTCCGGCTGGGCCGGAAGGTGCTTGTTTCACGTGAAACAGTAGAGGGCCTCCTGGCCCCCGGCGTGGTGCCGTCCAGCATCGTGGCGCGGGTCGGGAAGGAGAACCTGTGGTGACCGCCCCCGCGCTCTGGGCGCATCAGGAGGCGGTCCAGGCTGACCTCCTGGCCGGTCACAGGCTGCTGCTGTGGGACATGGGCACCGGCAAGACGGCGGCCCTCATCAAGGCGGGCGAGACGGCGGGCGGAGCTGGCCCCGCCGGGCGGCAGCTCTGGGTGACGCTGGGCATGCTGGTCGCCCAGGCGGAGCAGGAGGTGACGCGGTTCCGGCCGGGCGCCCTGGTTCAGGTGGTCCGCACAGGAAAGGACAACATCTGGCCCTCCGCCGATGTTGTCATTGTCTCCTACGACCTGATGCGCGCGGTGCCGATCTGGCGCCAGCTCTTCGCCCTGCGGTGGGCCAGCATGGTCTGCGACGAGGGCCACGCCCTGGCGCACAGCGGCACCGTCCGGACCCGCGCCGTCTACGGCGCCAGGATGGACAGCAAGGGTGCCCTTTTCAGGCGGGCCGACCGGGTCTGGATCGCGACCGGCACCCCGGTGTTGAACACCCCGGACGAGCTGTGGACGCATCTCAGCCGCCTCCGCCCGGACCTCCTGCCGGAGGGGGTCACCTCCGTGGCCACCTTCATGGACCGGTTCTGCGTGGTGAAGATGAAGATATTCGGACCCGTGGTGGTGGGCGGGAAGAACCTCCCGGAGCTGGGGAACATTCTCCGCCAGTGCTCCTCCAGGCTGAAGCTGCGCGACATCACCAGCCTCCCGCCCGTCGTCATGTCCCGCCTGCCGGTGGAGATATCGGACGAGGACCGGGCGGCGATGAACGCGACCATGACGCCGGAGCAGCTCGCGGAGATCGACATCGTCCTGGCCGCCATCGAGGACGGGGACGAGGCGGCGTGGCAGCGGCTCCAGGCGATGATGCTCCCCCTGGCGTCCACCCGCCGGGTGACTGCCCTGGCCAAGGCCCCGGCGGCGGTGGAGGTCATCCGCGCGGAGCTGCTGGGGGGCCTCGACCGGGTCGTCGTCTTCGGCTCGCACATTGACGCCCTCAAGCACGTCGCCACCGCCCTGGCGCCCTACGGGTCGCGCCTCCTCATCGGGGACACGACGCCGGTCCAGCGCGCCACCGCCCTGGCGGACTTTCAGGAGGACGGCGGGCCGCGTGTGCTGATCTGCAACACCACGGTTGGCGGCTTCGGCCTCAATCTGCAGCACGCCTCCCGGTGCGTGATGCTCGACCTCCCGTGGACGCCCGCCGCGCTGGATCAGGCGGTCGCCCGCCTCCACCGCGCGGGGCAGCTCCGGGGCGTGAACGTCTCCCTGCTGGCTGTCGCCCGGTCGGTGGACGCCAGGGTGGCCGACGTGCTCGCCCGCAAGCGTGAGATAATCCATGACATTATCGAAAGGACTTCGTGATGAGTGACGAACCCGAGAACAAGGTGGCCGTCCAGATGATGGTCAATCTGAAGGTCACGCCCCGCTTGCTGGCGTGGTTCCTCCGCCACGCGGACGACGAGGGGGCGGCGGACCTGTCCTCCTTCCCCGGCATCGCCGCCGACGCCCTCTCGGGCCTGCTGGGCGAGCGGATCGAGCACCCCGGCCAGGAGGAGCTGCCGCTGTCGGAGGACGAGCTGCCCCCCTTGACGAACGTGCCCCAGGCGGCCCCGCAGGAGGCCCCACAGGCGCCTGTGGAGGAGGCCCGGAGTGATCGCCCGGCCCCCGTGAAGAGGGCGCCCAGGGCCTCTAAAATGGCCCCCGTGGCGGCCAAGCCTAACGGCGTCCACGGCACGGCGGAGTTAGAGGCTCCCCTGGTCGAAACTCCGCCGTATACGCCCCCGGTAACCCCTTCGGAGGAGGAGCTGCGGGCCGTGCTGGTGGTCCTCGCCAACAAGGCGCCGGGCCGCAACCAGACCGTGATCCAGCTCCTTGAGGAGGTCGGCGGCGCACCGAAGCTGCTGCAGTGCCCTGTGGATAAGTGGCCCGCCATCCTGGCCGCAGCTCAGTCTGCGATTGAGGTCTTCGGTGGGTGACGTGATCCCCGCCGGGCACTCGCCCCTGGGCATGAGCGTCCTTGAACGGCGGTTCATGTGCCCCGGCAGCATGGCGGCGGAGGCGGGGCGGCCGGACCGCCCCAGCTCCTACGCGAAGCGAGGGACGGACCTCCACGCGGTGGCGGCCGAGTGCCTCATCGCCAACACCGACCCGACCGACCACATTCCCGACGACATCGACGGGTGCGACCTCCTGCAGCCCTACGTGGACGAGGTCCGGGAGGCCCACGCCCGCCTGGGCGGCGTCCTGCGGATCGAGCATCAATTCTGGATGCGAGACATTCACGATTTGTTCCGGGGGACCGTCGATGCCGTCATCGTCGCCCCTCCGGTACTCTACGTGGTGGACCTCAAGACGGGAGGGGGCCACGCGGTGCCGGTGCGCCGCCCCGATGGCCGCGTTAACTTCCAGCTCGGGGGGTATGCCCTGGGGGCCATGCAGTCGGTCCCCCAGGGGGTGGAGATCAAGGTGATCGAGCTGGTGGTGGTCCAGCCCCGCCTGGGGCCGCCGCAGCGGGCGACGGTCGGGGTGGGGGAGATGATCGAGCTGGCGGGCGACATGCTGCAGATCGCCAGGGCGGCGACCGCCCCCGACGCCAAGCTGGTCGCCGGCGACCATTGCACATTCTGTCGGGCCGCCGGAGAATGCCCGGCCCTGCGCGCCCAGGCCCTGGAGGCGGCCAGGGCGGACTTCGCGGACCCGCCTGACCCGCTGTCACTCTCGCCGGAGGAGCTGGGGACTTTGCTGACGCGCGCGGACATCGTGGAGACGTGGCTGGCCTCGATCCGCGCGCACGCCCACGCCCTGGCCGAGAAGGGGCAGGCTGTCCCCGGCTGGAAGATCGTCAACAAGCGGGGCCGCCGCATCTGGGCGGACGAGGAGAAGGCCGGGACCGCCCTGCTCGCCGTGGGCCTCACTGACGGGGAGCGGTTCGCGTCCAAGCTGATCAGCCCCGCCCAGGCGGAGAAGGCCCTCAAGACTTACAAGCTGCCGCTACCCGATACGTGGTCCCAGCTCGTGACCATGTCCGATCCAGGCACCACGCTGGTGCCGGAGGCCGACCGGCGCCCGGCCCTTTCGGCGCCGCACTCCGACTTCACCGTTGAACCCGAAGGAATATAAGTCCATGTCTGGAACGAAGAAGCCTGAAGTCCCCCGCCTCGTGGTCGGCCCCGGCCGCATCTCGTGGCCGAACATCCTGCCCCCGGAAGAGACGCCGGATGGGCCGCGCTACCGGATGTCGCTGCTGCTGCCGCCCGGCAGCAAGGACGTGGCCGCCATCCTGGCGTCCTGCGAAGACCTCTGCACCCAGGCCTGGGGCAAGGACAAAGCCAAGTGGCCGTCCACTGCCCGCAAGCCGGATGCGGTCGTTCGCCGGGCGGAAGAGAAGCCCAACTATGCGGGCTACGAACCGGGCTGGCACTTTTTCTCCTGCACGTCCGCCGAGATGCCCGGCATCGTGAACGGGATGCTGGAGAAGGTGACGGACCCGAAAGAGATTTACGGCGGGCGGTGGGCGAAGGTCAGCGTGCGGCCGTTCATCTACACCCGCATGGGGATCGGCATCTCGTTGGGCCTTAGCAACATCCAGTTGCTGAAGCACGACGCCGTCTTCGGGCGGACCTCGCCCACCCAGGACTTCGACGTCGTTGCCGAAGAGATGTCGGAGGAGTTCTGAGCCATGTATCCTACCCGTCCGGGCTTTGTTGCGGGGTCCGATACCAGCGAGGACGCCGCCGACAGCATCAACGACGACGTGCTGGGCCGCCTGCGGCGGAGCATCTACAGGGAGGTGAGACACAGCCCGGCGGGTAGGACATGCGATGAGATCGAGGTGACACTCGACCTCCGCCACCAGACGGCGAGTGCCCGCCTGCGTGAACTGGAGCTAGGCGGGTGGGTGGAGCCGACAGCCGAAAAGCGCCGGACCCGCTCCGGCCGTCTGGCCCATGTCTACAGAGTGGCGTTCTGACCATGCCCCGCCCGGTGCAGCCGACGCTTTATTGGGACTGCGAAACAAGGTCTACGGTCGATCTGCGCCGGGCGGGGGTCTACGTCTACGCCGCCCACCCGGACACTTCGGTGACGCTCGCCCGCCTCGCCATCGGGGGCGAGCCGCCTGTCGAGTGGCGGCCGGGCCAGCGCCTGCCGGATCGGTTCCGGGCGGCGCTGGAGGACCACAAGTTCCGCATCGTCGCCCACAACGCCGCTTTCGAGCGGATCATACTCCGGGACATCCTGGCGCCCCGGCATGGCTGGCCGGAGGTGCCGGTCTGGCGGTGGGACTGCACGATGGCCCGCGCCAGGGTCCAGGCCCTGCCGGGGTCGCTGAACGACGCCGCCATCGCCATCGGCCTGGACGTGAAGAAGGACCAGAAAGGCTACAGCCTCATGCTCCGCATGTGCCGCCCCCGCTCCACGCTGGTGGACGGGACGCCGGTCTGGTGGGAGGACGAGGAGCGCATGCTGCAGCTCTCCGACTATTGCAGCATCGATGTGAAGGTCGAGCGCGCCCTGGACGGCAGCCTCCGCGCCTTCCCGCCGGGGGAGAAGGAAGCCTGGGAGCAGACGGAGGTGATGAACGACAGAGGCGTCTGCTTCGATCTGGACTTCGTCCGCGCCGCCAAGGTCATCGCGGAGGAGACGCGGGTGGTGCTGGATTGCGTGATGTCGGAGCTGACGGAGGGGCGCGTCAAGCAGGCCTCCCGCATCAAGGATTTGAAACGATACCTCCTGGCCCAGGGGGTGGACCTGTCGCAGCCGCCGGAGCTGCAGCGCGACAGCGACCTCGTCACCGAAGAGGTGGTCGAGGCGGAGGAGGACGAGGAGCCGGAGGAGGAGAGCCTCCCCGACATGCGCCGCCGGGACGTGATCCGCCTCCTGGCCGACCCCCGTGTGGGGGAGCACGAGCGCGACGTCCTGAACGTCCGCCTGGAGGCGGGGAAGATCAGCGTGCGGAAGCTGGACGCCATCGCGGAGCGCGCCGACGCGGAGGGCGTGGTCCGGGGCATGCTGGGCTACCACGGCGCCAACACCGGGCGCTACATCAGCCACGGCGTGCAAATCCAAAACTTCCCCCGCGACGTCGTTGCGGATTGGGAAGGGGTCCGCAACGTGATGGCGGGCGGCGGCGAGCTGGTCAACGCCCTGGTCGGCCCGCCCCTCGACGTGATCTCCAAGATGTTGCGGGGGAGCATCATAGCCCGGCCGGGGTTTGAGATCGCCTCCGGGGACTACAGCTCCGTCGAGGCCTGCGGGGTCGCGTGGCTGTCGGGCCAGACCGACCTCCTCGATGCGTTCATGGAACGTCGCAAGATATACGAGGAGATGGCCGCCAGGGTCTTCGGCATGAGGGCGGCGGACGTCGCCCCCGATAGCTGGCAGCGGCACGTGGGCAAGACGCTCGTGCTCGGCGCCGGTTACCAGATGGGGTGGTGGAAGTTCCGCGAGACGGTCCTCGCGATGGGCGGCGTGCTGCTGTCGCCGGAGGACGCGCAGCGCGCGGTGACGGTCTACCGCGACACCTTCCCGCGCATCCCGAAGCTGTGGTTCGCGCTGCAGGACGGGGCGGTCGAGGCCGTGGGGCGGCCGGGCGTGGTGATCTCGGTCCACACCGGCCTGGGGGCGAAGGTCGCGTTCCTCAAGGACGGGCAGTGGCTCCGCATGAAGCTGCCGAGTGGCCGATACCTCTGGTACAATCAGCCCCTGCTGGAGCCGGGCAAGTTTGGCGGCAAGATGGTCACCTACATGCAAGTGAACCCGAAGTCGAAGAAGTGGGAACGCGGGCACACCTACGGGGGCAGGCTGACGGAGAACGCCGTGCAGGGCCTCTGCCGCGACCTCATGGTCCACGGCACGCTGCGGCTTGAGGACGCAGGCTACAGGCCCATCGCCTTGGTCCACGACGAGATCATCTGCGAGCCGCCGGTCGGGCACGGGTCGGTGCCCGAGATGCTCGACGTCATGTGCCAGCTCCCCGTCTGGGCGGAACGCTTCCCCCTGTCGGCCAAGGGCCGCCGGGGGCCGCGCTACGTCAAGTAGGCCTACCGGGTCGGCGTCACGTCGAAGTCGTAACGACGTTTCGGGGGCTGGGGCGACGGGTCGAAGAGGCCCGGTAGCTGGTCCGTCTGGGTCGCGCCCCACATGCCCGCCGTGGGCTGGCCGGGCATGTTCCGGGCGGCTTGGTTGGTCAGGTAACGCTTGCCCGCGTCGGAGCGCATGAGGGCCTGCGCGGCGGTGGGGAGGACGAGGCTGGCGCCGGTCGAGATCGCGGCAGTGAGGGGGTCGTGCGCGAGGCCGCCGCCTATCGCGCCGCCGGTCAGGAGTGACTGCCAGAAGAGACGCTGCGCCGTGCCGCTGTTGGGGATCGTTTCGGTCAGGAAGGTCTTGCCCGCCGCCGCGAGGTCGCGGAGGTCGCCCGCGCCCTTGGCGACGAAATTGCCGGTGCCCTTCTTCAGTTGCTCGATCAGCCCGGACGGCGGGATGTTCCCGGCCAGGGTGTAGGGGGTGCCCTTGTTCATGGCCCCCTCGATGACCTTTCCGCTAGCGTATTGACGGCGGGCCTCCGCCAGGGCGGCGCCCTCCTCCGCGTTGGCGATGTTGCGGCCGAACCCGTCGCGCAAGGCGTTCCGCATCTCCAGCAGTGTGTCCTTCACTGCCGGGTCGGTGCCGGTCCGGATCATCCGCGAGAGGTCGCTGTCGAGCTGCTTGTAGGCTGGCCCCGGCACGTAGGTGCCGCCGCTGGGCTGGTTCAGTATCTTATCCACGAAGTCATTGTATTTTCTCTGCACCACACCGAAGGCCTCGTCCGACATCGTGCGCCTCGCGGTGGCGAGGCTCTCGGCAATCGGCTGCATCGTCGCCGGGTCAAGGTTCAGGTCGTTTCGGCCGTATATCTCCTGCATCCTCGTCCCGGACCGGTCGAGCGCCTGCTGCACCACGCCCCTGTTGGCGGCGTCGCCCGCGATGCCGGGCGTGGCGTAGTCCGCGTTGTGCTCCCCCGCCCGCGCCAGGGCCGCCTTGTTGAAGGCGATGCGCGCCGCCTCCTTGTCGGCCGCCGCCGGGCCTCCGGTGAACGGGAGGTTCTCCAGCACGCTCTCGACCGCCTGCATCGGCTTGCTACCGGACTGGTGCCCCGGTGAGATGGGCACGCCCTCCGCCAGCAGGAGGTCACGCAGGCGGGCCTGCTCCGGGTTGAGCTGCGACAGGCCGGGTGAGACGAGGCCCCGGAACACGCCCGCCCCCAGGGGGACCGCCGCCGCTCCGGCCAGCCCGCCCCACTTGCTGCCGGTGGCCTGCTCCGCGCTGCCGCCCGCCGCCCCGGAGGTGAGCTGCATGAAGGGATTGGCGGAGAGGTTGGTCGCCACGCTGCCGGTCATGCTGCCGGGCTGGACGGAGGTCGCCATGTCGCCGCCCTCGACCAGGGCCTGCCGCGCGCCACCCGTCTCCCCCAGGGCGCCCCTGGCGCCCCTGGCAATGCGCGCCACCCCTGCGGCCGGGACCATCATGCTGGCGGCGTCACCGACCCCGTGGCCCGCGCTGTAGAGGTTCCTCTCCGTTGGCGTGTCAGGCTTGAGGTGGCCCCCGGCGAGGTAGTCCCCGACCGAGTTGAGGGAGCTGCGCGCTAGCCCCGAGAAGTAGTCCGGGGGCGTGGCGGGGAG